GCCCCGTTCTTGGAGGTGGCCTTCACGCCCGAGATTCACCCGAACGGCTTCTGTGTGATGAGACCGGCGAGGAAGGCATGAGCGGCGATCTCCCGCGCGTCAACGGTCACTGGGAGGAGCTGTTCTTCGCCTGGATGCTGCGGACGGGCGGCAACGTGCAGGCGAGCGCCGAGCTGGTCGGCGGGACGGCGCGCGCCGCGTACAAGCGGCGGCGCACGGACGCGTCGTTCCGCGCCCGGTGGGAGCAGGTCGATCTGGAGATCAAGCAGCGCCGGGGCCGCTCCCCGCGCGTGGTCCGGCTGGAAGTCTACGCCATCGCCCTCCCGCCGAGGACGGTGCGGGAGGTGGAGTTCACAGAGTGCGCCTGCCGGGAGGCTAGGATGGAGACGCCATGAGCATCGAGTGGAAACAACTGCCCGCCGAGGGCACCGAGATCGGGGCCGACACGGAAAAGCGAGAGATCACCGCTTACGCCTCCGTGTTCGGCGTGGTGGACCAGGTCGGCGACATCGTCCATCGCGGGGCGTTCACACAGACGCTCAAGCACCGGATGCCGAAAAACCTCATCAAGGTGCTCGGCTTCCACCGCGAGCTGATCGGCAAGCTGTCGCACGCCGAGGAGGACACGACCGGCCTGCTGACCGTCAGCAAGATCAGCAAGACGCGCGGCGGCGACGAGGTGCTGGAGCTCGCGCGCGACGGCGCGCTCACGCACATGTCCATCGGCTACGAGGCCGTCAAGCACGACCAGAGCACGCTCGCCACGGGTCGCACGGTGAGGAACCTGCGGGAGATCAAGCTGTTCGAGGTGTCGCCCGTGGACTTCCCGGCGAACGAGGAGGCGCGCATCCTGTCGGTGAAGACGGCGCGAAAGGACATCGGAACCTTCGCCGAGGTGCTGCGCAGCGCGCAGTTCGTCGGCGACGTGGCAGGGGAGGCACTCACGGAGGAGGAGGCGCGAGCGGTCCTGACGATCATGCTCGCCATGCTCCCGCCCGAGTCGCCGCTGCGCGAGAGGATCGAGGCGCTGACCGCCGACCCCGGCGACAGCACTCCAGAGCCCGAGGCCGTCGAGGCCGAGGAGTCTGCGAGCGCCGCGCTCGCCGAGCTGGTCTCGGCGGTGGGCGGCTGGACCAACGCACTCAGAGGAGTCAGGGCATGACCGAGCAGGAACTCAAGGGATTGGTGGAGGCCGTCAAGGCTTCCGAGGTCGAGCTGAAGTCGGCGCTCGACGCGCAGGGCGCGGAGCTGAAGTCGGCGCGCGAGACGAGCGCCGAGACCGTCGCGCGCATCAAGACCGCCGAGGAGCGGATGGACTCGGCGCTGGCCGAGTTCAAGTCGGCGCGCGAGAAGGTGGACACGGAGCGCGCCGAGCTGGCCGCTCGCGTGGTCGAGCTGGAGAAGGCGGCGAAGCGCGTGGGCTACGGCGACGCGCCGCAGGAGCAGAAGTCCGTCGGCGCGCAGTTCGTGGAGATGCTGACCGGCGGCAGCGACCTCGACCGCCTCCGCGCGGGGCACCGTGGCAGCAACGGCTTCCAGCTCAAGTCGCTGGAGCGCAAGACCACCGTCACCAGCAGCGACGCCACGCGGCTCATCGTCCCGCAGCGGGACATGATGATCTCGATGCCGCAGCGCCCGCTCCGCATCGTGGACCTCATCCAGCGCGTGCCGACCACGGTCAACGCGGTCGAGTACGTCGAGGTCAACGGCTTCGGGCCGAGCGCGACCTCGAGCGTCACGAGCATCACGCGCTCCAGCTCGACCGCCACCGTCACGACCGGGGGCGCGCACGGCCTGCAGATCGGCGACGTGATCGAGATCGCCAGCGCCGAGCAGAGCGAGTACAACGGCGTCAAGGTCGTCCTCACCGTCCCGAGCGCCACGACCCTCACCTTCGCCGTGGACTCGGGCGCGACCACGCCGGCCACTGGCACGATCACTTGGCGGAACATGAGCGCGCACGGTGCGGCGGAGCCGGTCAGCGAGGGCAGCGGCAAGGCCGAGGCCCGCATGAAGTTCGAACTCAAGACCGCCATCGTGCAGACCATCGCGCACTGGCTCCCGGCGACGCGGCAGGTGCTGGACGACCTCCCGCAGCTCCAGGCGCTCATCGACAACGAGCTGATCTACGGCGCGAACCTCGCCGTGGAGCGGCAGCTCCTCTACGGCACCGCCGCCAGCCCGCAGCTCCAGGGCATTCTCACTCACCCGCTGGCGCAGACCTACGCGGGCGCGTCGCCGATGAGCAAGCTGGAGGTGCTGCGCCGCGCGAGCACGCGCGTGATGCTGTCGGAGTTCGAGCCGAACGGCATCGTCGTGAACCCGCTCGACTGGGAGGACATCGAGCTGATCAAGGGCGACGACGGCCACTACATCTGGGCGCAGGTGCCCGGCTCGGTCGGCACGCAGGTCTGGCGTCTGCCGGTGGTCGTGACCAAGAGCATCGACTACGGCGATGCCGTGGTCGGCGCGTTCAACCTCGGCGCGACGTACTACGACCGCGAGCAGGCCAACGTGCGGTTCAGCGAGCACCACGCCTCGTACTTCACCAGCAACCTCCTCGCCATCCTCGCCGAAGTCCGGTGCGCGGTGGCGTGGAAGCGGCCCTCGGCGTTCGTCGCCGTGGACTTCGGCACGGCGGAGTAGCACGAACAGGGGCGCGGGCGGGTGCCACTCTCCCGCTCGCCCGCGCCTCGCCTTTCGCGCCGCTGACTGGAGGAGGGTAGAGGAGAACTGATGGAGCTAGTAGAACGGACCATCCCGCTTCGCGCGCTGCGGAAGCTGCTCCCTCCGGGGGCGGCGCACGCCACGGTGAAGCCGGGCGCTGTGTTCCTCGCCACCGAGGCCGAGGCCATCATGCTGTGCCGTGCGGTGCTGGCCGAGCGCGTGAGCGCGAAGCCGCCGCAGGTCGAGATCGACGTGGCCGACGCCGCGCCGCCCGAGCGCGCGGAGGTCAAGCCGCCGCAGCGGTCGGCGCTTATGCACCCGACGAAGCGCAAGACGACCGGGGGCCGCAAGCGGTGATCGCCGTCGCTGACCTGCGCGCGTGGCTCCAGCTCGCGGCAGACGACACGGAGGACGACGCGCTCCTCGAGGAGATGGAGGAGCGCGCGGTCGCGCTGCTCGGCGAGCTGGTCGGCGACTACTACGGGGCCGAGACGGAGTTCGCCGAGGTCGTGGACGGCAGCGGCACCGCCGAGCTGTGGCTCGACCGCACGCCGACTGGCGCGACCGCGACGGTGGAGCTGCGCTCGGGGCAGACCTGGGACGAGGTGGACGGCGAGCTGTTCGTGGTGATCGGGCGGCGCGTGCTCCGCACGGACGGCGGGGCGTGGTCGCGCGGGGCGGCGGCGTACCGCGTGACCTACACGGCGGGTTACGCTGCGGGCGAGGAGCCAGCGCTGGTCCATCAGGCCGTGCTCGACATCGTGCGCTTCTTCTACCGCGAGGGGCGCAGCTACACGCTCAAGGAGCTGGCACTGCCCGACGTGCAGACGCGCTCGGCGGGGCCGCAGCACATCGCCTCGGTGCGCGAGCTGATCGCGCGGAACAAGAGGCCGATGCTGTGACGCAGCCAGGCAGCGTGAGCATCGGCGGGCCTTGGATCAAGGCTGAGGTCGTGACTGAGGGCGCGAACGTGCCGCTCACGATGGCGAACGCGGCGAAGCTGCTCAACAACCCGTTCAACTACACCGACCTGCGGAAGCAGGCGCTGCTCATCGCGCGCGTCACCGCGCCCGACTCGATCAGGAGACAGTTCGAAGGCGGCTACGGCTTCAGCGGCACCGGGATGAAGGTGGCGTGGTCGGCGACCAAGCCGTTCGGCAACCGCCCTCCACCGAAGCGCACGCTGTGGCGCAGCGGCAAGCTGGCACGGTCGTGGATGGGCGGGCCGGGCAAGTTCGAGGAGCACACCGGGATCCAGCTCTCCTACGGCTCCACGCTGCCCTACGCGCACGTCCATCAGTCGTTCACCCCCACCATCGTGCGCCCGAAGCGCAGGGCGAAGGACGGGCGATGGGCGATGTTCTGGAAGCTGGCGCTGTCCTTCGGCGTGTGGCTCTCGGAGGAGAAGCTCGAGCGCGGGCTGGTGATCCCGTCGCGGCGCGTCGGCATCGGGCGCGAGACAATGGCGCGCATCGGCGAGGCCGTGATCGAGAAGGCGATCAAGGTGATCGCGGGAGGCAAGTAGCGTGCGGATGCTCAAGGCGTACTTCACCGACGACGACCTCGCGCCGGAGGAGTTCGTCGCCCACCGCGTGCGCGAGTACCTCGCAGCCGACGCCAAGATGACAGCGATCTTCGGCAGCGAGCGCGTGCGTGTCCTCTCAGTCTACGTCCCGACCGAGTTCGACCCGCTGCCGTGCCACCTCATCGCGCTGTCGCTCTCGGCCGACGAGCCGGCTCCGTCGCTCCTCCGTCCGACCGTCACGATCTACCACGTCTTCAAGTGGAGCCAGAGCGGAACGCAGTTCCTCGCCGACGGCGAGGCGGGGCTTGCAACGTACTGGCGGCACGTCAATCGAGTTCTCAGTTCCGGCCCCGCCAAGCTGCTACAGTACGAGCGGGAGGACGGCAAGGTGGTGCAGACCGTGGCGCGCAGCGAGCCGGGGCAGGTGACGACGACGCCGGAGGGGCAGCTTGGCGATGGTGCTTTCGTCTTTCGAAGTGTCCTGCCGTGGGTCTACGAGTTGCGGCTCAACCCCGACGGGCAGGTGATCCGCAACTTGGTCAACGGATAGGAGGAGCGCAACGATGGCAGCGTACCCGTTCTTCAGCCCCGGCAGCGGCGACCCGACCCGCTCGCTGCGGCGCATCATTCGCCAGACGGCGAACAACGTCCCCGGCCTGCACGGCGACGCCGTGGACTTCTACCACAACGGCGGGCCGATGGGCCTGGAGCGCGAGGCCATCGAGCGCATGGCGATCCTCGGCGGCTCGGTGCGCGGCACCCCGATCACGTCGAAGCTGAACGTGACCGGGATGAGTCCGCTGTTCATGGGCGACCTCGACGCCGGGAGCCGCGCGCAGGCCGCGCTGTTCCTCTCGCACTTCCAGGGGTACCTCACCACGAACCCCGGCAGCGGCGCGCACTACCGCCACCGCATCGGCGACCACCTGCGCGCCTCGCCCGGCACGCAGCAGCTCAACAAGCTGACCATGATCGGAGACGACGACAAGGGCTACGCGACCCGCGTGGTGGACGTGGTGCCCAACGGCTTCAACCTCAGCATCGCCTCGCGCGCCAACGTCGCGCTCGACTTCCCGATGTTCCCTGGCGCGGCCGACCTGTGGGCCGACGCGGTGGAGGGCGTCGGCAACACGGGCACCATCAGCGCGACCACGCTGCCGGTGCTGCGCGGCTGCGCCTGGAACGCGCACTTCCCGACCACGCAGGCGACCGACACCGACATCATCGTGACCATCACCGCCGACGATCTCACCACGGTCAGCTTCACGGTGAAGATGGGCGCGGCGGGCACGGCCAGCTCCGCGCAGACCGCTACCAAGGGCGCGTGGACGCGGCTCTACTACAGCGACGCGGACCTCAAGCTCGGCACGCGCGGCAACTGGGTGTCGATCTACTTCCACGGCGGCAGCGCCGACGGGGAGTACGTCACGGGCGACACCTTCACCTTCGACGCGCGGCGCGCGGTCTGGACCCCGACCTTCGACACCGAGGTCGTGATCCCAGAGATCAACTGCGTGTTCTACATCGACGGCGAGGAGATCCCGATGGACGGCGGCATCCAGATCGCCGCCTCGCAGGACACCGTCGAGACGCGCTACGTTCCGGGCGGCGAGCAGCCGGTCGGCACCTACCGCGCGGGCTACAAGACGGTGAACATCAACGTTTCGCGCCGCTACGTCGATCTCACGCTGGAGCGCAAGCTGCTGAACGCCTCGGTCGTGTCCTTCGTGGCCGAGGGCTACAGCGACGTGGAGATCGGCAGCACGGGGCAGGACTACGGCGTGGCGTTCGTCGCGCCGAGCTGCCGCGTCACGGGGACTACCTTCTCGACGGACCAGGGCGGGACGAACAGGGACGAGGCGCTGGTGCTGCAGGCACGGATGCCCGACCCGGATCTCGACTTCGACTGGGACGGCGAGACCGTCGAGGGTGACTTCGAGGTGATCTTCGACACGGACTTCGCCGCGATCCCGTAGCGCGACGAGGGCACCGTGGCCGACACGGTTGCGAAGCTAGTAATCCTCGCTGATGGCAGCGTCGCCCGCCGAGAGTTCGACTCGGTGGGCGACGCTGCATCTGCGGCGGGCATCGAGATCGGCTCGAGCCTCGGCGGCGGGCTCCAGCAGGCGAACGCCGCGTTCTCCTCCATCGACAAGCAACTAGCGGCAGGGAACCTGACGCGCCTGCCGCGCACCATCACGGCTGCGTCGATGGCCGTGGACAAGCTGGAGAAGGAGCTGCTCGATCTCCGCAAGGCGGGCAAGTCGACGGAGGACCTCGAGCGCGCCATCGCTCGGATGCGAGCGCGGCTGCAGGAGGCGACGACGCAGGCGGGCCTTTTCCGCGACAAGATGGAGGAGGTCACCCGCAGCGCGAACGCGGTTGCCATCGGCTCCGACTTCGGGAAGATGGGGACGAAGATCGGCGCTGCTCTCGGCAACACGCTGGAGCTGATGAGCAAAGTGTTCTTCGCGGCGCAAGCCATCGGTCGCAGTTTGGACACCGCCGGCATGGCCGCCGAGGAGTTGGGCCGGATGTTCGGCGGGCTGGACGAGGAGACGCAGGAGGCGACCGGAGCCATGCGCGAGTTCGGGCGCGCGCTCTCCTCGTTCGACATCGGCGGCGCGTCGGCGGCGCTCGGCAAGTTCGCGGGCAGCGTGATCGTGGACATGACCGACGCGAGCAAGTCCGCGACCGGCTCGCTGAAGGACCTGCAGGCGCAGATCGAGAGCATGACCGGCGTGACGCCCGCTGCGGTCGAGGCGTTCAACAAGATCAAGGAGGCGCAGCGCGGGATCGTCGCCGAACGCGAGAAGGCGATCAAGACGCTGGAGCTGCAGACGAACGCGACCGTGATGCAGGCGCAGGCCGAGGACAAGGTCGGCCAGCTCACGGACGAGTCGCGCGCCGAGCTGCAGAAGCTGCTCGACGCATGGGAGGCGCGCGGCGACGTGCCGCCTGCGAAGCTGCAGGCGCTCGCCGATAAGTACGGCCTCGTCAGCACGGCGCAGCGCGCGTTCCTCCAGCAGATCGAGGGCGAGGAGAAGGTGCTACGCAAGCGCACCGACGCGCTGCTCGAGGCCGTCGAGGCGGCAGAGCGCGACGGCAAGCTGACCACGGAGGCGCGCGCGACGATCCGCAAGCTGCTCACCGAGGAACTGTCGCTGTGGGACAAGCTAGGCGTGACCGCGCCCGAGGCGCTGGAGAAACAGGCCGCAGCCTACGGCGTGGCGAGCAAGGCAGCGCGCGAAGCCGCCGATGCTACGCGGGCCTACGCCGACGCGCTGCGCGGCGAGAACGAGAGCCTGGAGAAGCAGACCCTCGCCATCGTGGAGGGTACGCGCGCGTCGCAGCTCATGGGCGAGCTGACCGGCGCCGCGCTGGCGAAGGCGCGAGAGGACATCGCCGCGCTCGTCACGAAATACCAGGAACTCGGCATCGCCGTGCCGGACGAGCTGGCACAGATCGGTAACGAGGTCGGCGCGTTCGTCGAGGCGAACGTGGCGAAGTGGAACGCCTACGTCGAGAAGCTGAAGGAGGTGATGGCCGAGGGCAAGAAGCTGTACGACGAATCCCTCGCCAACACGAAGAAGCTGGAGGAGCAGCTCGACGCGCTGAAGGACACGCCGACGACGAGCGACAGCACGGCAAAGATGCAGAAGGAGCTGGACGCGCTGCGCGAGAAAGGAGTGCTCACCGCCGAGGAGATGGTGCGGCAGTCGCAGCTGCAGGACGCCATCAACGGCGTGACGGGCGCTGAGGAGCGCAGCGCCATCGCCAAGGCGAAGCTCGCCAAGGAGACGGAGATCCTCGACGCGCTGGAGAAGGAGCGGCTCGACCGGCTGAAGATCGAGGACGCGGTCAACGCCAAGCTGCTCGACGCGTACTACTCGCAACTCGAGCTGCAGGCGCAGCTCAACGACGCGAACCGTGGCACCGCCGAGGCGGCGGGCGAGGTCGTCACGAAGATGGACGGCGCGGCGAAGTCGATCAGCAACGTTGGCGAGGAGTCCAGCGTCGCGTTCATCGAGCTGGAGGACGGCACGAAGGTGCTGACCAACGTGGCCGACGAGTTCGACAACGTGGCCGGCAAGGCCGAGCTGGCGAAGGAGCCGGTGGACGAAATCGGCGAGTCGTTCAAGACGCTCGGCGAGCAGGCCGACGAGGCGCTGCCGAAGCTGGAGACGATGCGCGACCTCATTCGTGAGATCAGGAAGGAAGCCGCCGCCATCAGCATCGGCGAGGACGGCAGCGTGGGCGCGTACTGATGGGCCAGACGTTTACAATCGTAGGCGAGGAGGAGTCGTGGTCATTCGCCGACCCGTTCGACACGCTGCGCGCTGCGAAGGAGGGGCACCTGTTCGCGGCACAATGCGACGCGGTGAACGTGGCGCTGGAGCAGATCCTCGCCGTGCTGAAGAAGGCGCGCATCAAGGCGCAGGAAGCGCGCGTCGAGGACGACCCCGCCCGCCCGCCATCCCCTGTGGAGCTGGACCCGTGGGCGCTCTACACGATTATGAATGGCCTCGGGCTCCACGCGAACTACGGCGGGACGAATGTATCGGCCAGCGGCGGTCGCGGTGCTGAGACCTGGGCAGCTGCGATCCGGCACTTCGGGCGCGTTCCGACGAAGGCAGAGTTCGCGATGTGGTACAACGCACGCTACAAGAACAACGGGAAAAAGTGATGGGACTGCTAACCGACCTCGTCAGTGCGCGCGACCTGTTCCGCGACGTGACCCGCGAGGCCGAGCGGTTCGGCAAGACGCTGCAGGAAGCGATCTCGCCGCTGCCGCCCGGCGGCGCGCCCTACGACACGCCGCTGGTGTTCGGCCCCGGCGGCGCGCCCGTGGACACGCGCGCGCCGGGAGTGCCCAAGTCGCCGCTCACGCCGAGCGGCATGGCGGCGACCGTCGCGCCTCCGCCCCCAGGCTACCCGGCCAACGTCCTCAAGCCGCCGCCCACGGTCTACGGCCCCGACGGCAAGCCGATCACTCCGCCCAAGGGCGGGCAGGTGTGGGACTCGCCCGACGACTGGCGGACGCCAGCGCCGTCGATGGCAAACCCGGGCGAGGGCGAGTGGCTCGACCCGGGGCGCGGCGGTTCGAAGATGGGCAAGAGCGGAAGCGGCGGCGACGCAGAGAAGCCGCGATGGGCCGTCCGTTTCGGCGACGTGCGCGGCATTCCGAACCTTCGCTTCTGCACGCCGCCGGGTGAACCGCAGCAAGCTGGCAAGAGTACGCAGGCGCTCCTGTTCCCGGTGAGCAAGTATGGGTTCCTCGGCGGTGAGGTCAACTACCTCAAGCTACCCGCCTACGACTGCACCTCCGTGGTCGCCTGGAAGTTCGAGTGGCGCTTGGTCTACATCGACTGCACGCTGCTCCATCAGTACAACGCCGAGCGCGGCGTCGGCGGCGAGGCATCGAAGGTGAGCGGCAAGAGCAGCGGCGGCAGCGGCACGACGCAGGGCGCGGACCGCAGCGGGCAGATGAAGTCCTACATCTGGGGCACCTCCGGGGCCTACGGCAACACGGGCGCGCCCATCGCCGGGCTGACCAGCGCGAACGGCAAGAGCGTGAGCGACCCGAAGGTGGTCGAGGGGCTCGGGGCCATCGTGGCGGAGCTGCAGGCGCTGCGCCGTGAGCAGCGACCGAACATCACCGACGTGAGAGCGCGAGGACTCGGATGAGCGACGAGCACGGCTACCTGTTCTGGAACAACCCGTTCCTCGCGGACCCGCCCTACCTCGACGGGCACACGCTCGACGCGGCCTCCTGGCCCGGCTCGCTGTCGTGGAGCCGCGCGCCGGGGCTGGTGTCCGTCGAGACGCTGGCGCGCACGCACGTTCTGCAGCGCCCGTACCTCGCCGCCGGTCCGTACACGCGGCGCGCGTACTCGTTCACCATCGCCTATCAGGCCGTCGGGTGGGACGACTTCCGCGTGCTGGAGCGCGCCGAGGCCAAGGGCGGCGTCTACTTCTGGCCGGGGCTCTACGCCGCCGAGACGTTCGCCGCGACGGCGGGCAGCACCTACTACATCGCGCGACCGACGCCGTGGGGCACCGTGCCCGGCGTGACCAGCGTAACGCACCCCGTCACCTTCTACCTCGACGGCGTGGAGGACGCAGCCGCCGCCACGCTCACTGGGCAGTCGGTGGGCGCGCTCAAGACCGGCGTGCTCGAGGTCTGCTACCCGGCGATGTTCCGCGTGATCGTGTCCGGCGTGGACTACAGCGTGGACCAGCCGAACAACCTCACCATCGGCTGCTCGATGGAGGAGGTCATCCAGCTCTCGTGAGCGACCTGCACGCGGTACTCGCCGAGCTGACCGAGCCCGCCGAGCTGGCGGCGATCGCACTCGGATCGGACACGGTAGACGAGGAGCTGTTCGGCACGGCCGACTCCGACGGCACGGTGGACGCAGCCGCGCAGCCGCGCAGCACGGCGGCGATCACGGTCGGCTTCGAGCTGGTGGTGGACGGCAGCGTGGTGTCGCTCACGCGCGCGATGCCCGGCTGGACCGTGACGCGCAGCCTGGACGCGCAGCTCCAGACGTGGACGATCTCGTTCGCGCTGGATGACGCCGAGGGGCAGTTCGGCAACCCGTTCACCCACAGCGGCCCCGCGCTGTGCAAGAAAACCGTGACGCTGCGCGGGGTCTACCTGACCAGCACCGGGCTGCACCGCATCCCGCTCATCACGGACGGCATCGCCGACGTGACCACGCGCAGCGTGCAGGTGGGCTCGCCCTGCGTCGAGGAGTTCTCCGGCGTGGACGCGGGCGGGCGCTACGACCGCAAGACCGTGACGCTGGTGCTCAAGCCGGGCCACGGCTTCACGCGCGGCGCGGTGGTGCAGAAGATCGCGGCGAAGGCCGGGATGCTGCAGACGAACGTGGACCCGAGCGGCGCGAGCTGCAAGAAGGAGGTGCAGCTCGTAGACTCCGACTGGCTCTCCGTCGCCTCCGAGATGATGGAGGTCGAGGGCCGCACGCTGGTCTGGGACCGCGACGGCCTGCTGTCCAATCCGCGCACCAGCCGGCCCGAGAGCGGCGAGGCGACGGCGTGGACCTTCGACGAGCGAGACTTCGACGCCGCCGCTGGCATCCGCATCCAGCACAGCGCCGACGTGCTGACCGACCTCACGCTCACGACCTGGGAGCAGAACCTCGGCAGCGACGAGTGCCCGCCCGAGGAGCACGAAACGGAAAGCGAGGAGCAGGCGATCTACAAGCCGCTGCAGGAGACGTATCAGCAGGTCGGCTCGATTGCCGACTCCTGGGTGTTCAACACGGTGCCGCCGGACACGGCCGACGCCGAGCTGATCCCTGTCAAGGTCGTGCGCCACGAAACGATCAAGCGGTGCGGCACGTTGGTGTGGGAGCGGACGCGCGAGTGGGGGTGGAAGAACTGGATCGAGCCGCGCATGAAGTGGGACTGGGTATGGCCTACGACGCCTGCGGAGTACGGCTTCCTGCCGCAGACCTGCTACACCAGCGACAACGACGAGGAGGGGCAGTCGCAGGGCTACGCCTACGAGAAGGAACAATGGTCGCTGCTCGGCATCACGGAGGTCTGGCACTTCTACAACTGGCGCGGCTACTCGCGCGGGTGGAGGCAGACCCCGGCGCAGACGACGTTCGGCGGTACGTCCGACTTCTCGCATCAGGCTTGGGCCGCGCTCTACCTTACCTCGATCCAGAGCGGCGAGCCCGGCGAGCCGGGCGGCGTGCCCCGCGGGCGGTGCAACCCGCTCGGCTCCTATCTCGGCTCCGTCACCGCGCAGATGGCCCCGAAGTTCGCGCGCGCGGCGGCGCACACTCCCGGCAACGACGGCGAGGGTGGGCTAGACGCTGGAACCTACTGGCTCGGCGGCGCGCAGGACTGCGTGAGCAACTCGTACCCTTACTCCCCATACAACGGGCTCTGGTGGTCCGTCCCGATGAACACGCCGGGGCTGAGCTACGGCGGCATCGAGAAGGTCGTGCCCGTCGCCTTGACCGTCACGGCGCAGATCGACCGCGAGGGGCGCGGCACGGTGACGGAGGAGATCAGCGCGCACTACGGCTGGATGGTGCTCCCCGGCTCCGGCCACACGTTCGCCGACGGGATGAACTCGCGCTACGACACAGAGAAGTTCTGGCTCGTCGGCACGGAGCTGGTCACCTACGAGACGACAGGCGAGGGCGAGCACGTCCGCACCGCCGTGACGCGCGACCAGGACGGCAACGTGATCGGCACCTTCCGCGAGACAGGCGAGGGCGCGGGGCCGCAGCTCCCGATGCTCGACCTGCCGGAGCGCGACTCGTCCGAGTACGAGAGCCCCGAGCAGGAGGACGAGCTGGTGCAGCCAGCGCGCCGCAGCGACACGAAGCAGATCAAGGTGCGCGTGGTCGCCGAGGGACTCGAGGAGTGCCACGAGAAGTCGGAGCTGAAGACCGAGGTGGAGTGGGCCGAGAGCGAGGAGGAGCTGATCGCCGTCGGGCAGCGCATGGTGGAGGACAGCGCGGCGGCGACGGTCAACGTCACGCTCGCCGGGTGCAACTTCTTCGTGGAGCCGGGGCAGAGGCACAGGTGGAAGATCACCGTCGCCGGGCTCGACCACGACGTGCGGCTGAGGTCGGTGACGTGGAGCACGGACGGCCTGCGGATCACGACTGCGCTGGAGGGCAAGGCGTATGGCTGGTAGCACCCACACGCAGCGGCAGGGCTGGAGGCCTAGCACCGCGCGGTCGCGCACGCTGGCCGGGATGCTGGAGTCGCGCCGCACCGCCGAGGCCGACCTGCGCCGCGCGATCTACGTCCGCCCCCACGGGCGGAAGTGGCACATCGTGCGGAACATCTGCAACGAGCAGGAGTACGCCGTGGCCGACGGCCTCGCCTTCGGGCGCACGTTCACCGAGGGCACCATCGTGATGCTCGGCTCGCAGAGCGGGCGCAACGGGGAGTTCCTGATCTGCGGCCCGCCCGCCGGGGGCATCGGCGCGAGCGGCTACGCGATTTCGCCAGCTTACCGACACGTCGGTCCAGCTCCAACGCCGCCGCCCTACACGGAAAGCCCCGGCCTCGTGTCCTACTCCGGCGGTACGCTCTACTCCGCGTGGTCCTCGCATCCTGAGGACCCGGAGGCGATGCCGAAGATCCGCATTGGCTCGATGGTGCCGGAGTATCTCGCCATGCCGCCGAGCGCGATGCTGCTCGGCACGCAGAGCGCGCTGATCCCGGCTGCGTCCACGCTGCTCCATACCATCGATCCGGAGAGCATGGGCGAATCGGCGCTGTCAGGGGTCGGGCACTTTTCCGTACATGATGGCATCGCCTTCATTTACGGCGGCAACTCCGCGATGACGGTCAACGTGAGCACGGGCGCGGTGGTGTCCACGGCCACCGTCACCTACGACAGACCCTTTCCAGAAGTCGGCAACTCGGTACGACAGGGCGATAGGCTGTTCATCCTTGGCGACGATGGATACGACCTCGTTGCTTTCGACTGGCCGAGCCTGGAGAATGAGAGCGTGGTCGAGCTGTCCAGGCCGTATAAGACTCACCCTTTCGGCATCGCACCCTACGGCAGCACGGAGGTCGCCGTGTTCCGGGGTGGCGAGTTCCTCTCCGATGAGCGAGCGATCTACCGCTGGCGCTACAACGGCGCGCTCACGCAGACGCAGGGGCAGACGACGTACCAGCTCCCGACGAGCGGTGCTCTCGCCGTCGCGCGTACCGGGAAGAACGTTATCTGGGATGGCACCTACTACCTCGTACCGACCGTGTTCGGCAGCTTGCAAACGCGCGGCTACTACGGTATCAACGCAGCGCACAATGGTGGCGCGTCGGTGGCCCCCGACGTGTGGCCGCTAGATGAGTTGGACGTAGTCCACTACCCCGCTTGGGCGTGGCCTGCGACAGTGCCGAGCGGCTCGCCCGTGGACGGCACCGTGTCCGAGGATCCAGGCGTGGTCAGGCTAGTATCTAACGGGTCCTCGCTCGCGTTCGTGGAGTGGGTCGGCCCGGAGCCCACTCCGATTTAGGAGGAACGATGATCAACTTGAAGTGGTACGAGAGCGACGGGGTGACGCCGGCGACGGCGCTTTCCTTCGCGCAGACGAACGGCACGCCGAGCACGGCGCAGGAGCTGTGGCTCCAGA